AGCAGCAGCAGGAAAAGGAGCTGAAGGCGATGCAACTGGAGTTCGACAAGTGGAAAACGCAGTACCTGGGTTCGGTGTCGATTGCGGTGGCGGAGATCGGCGCGAAGACGGCCCAAGGCGGCAGTTTGCAGGACGCCGAGGCGCACGCCAATGGCGCCGTGGCCGGTTGGACCGGAGGGGACGTCAATGGAAATTGAGCAACGCATTTACAACGGCGACCGTGCGCGCGAAGTGCTGGAGAACGAAGCGTTCATCGCGAGCATGGCCGACATTAGGCAGGAGATTATCGAGCAATGGGAACAATCACCGGCACGCGATTGCGAGGGAAGGGAAAAGCTGTGGAACTTGCTGAAGCTGCAGGAAAAGCTGGCAGCTGCCCTGAAGACGCGCATGGAGACGGGCACGCTGGCGAAGGCGGAACTGCGCCACAAGCAGACGCTGGCGCAGCGGGCCAGGCAGACAGCGCGGGAATTGGCTGGGCTGGATTAGTCGAATTGGTGCGCAAGGCGCCGCGCCAGGTGACGCGTTGCTGGCACCCGGCACCGCGTGGGGAGTTGGTGGATTTGGGGCGGGACCGGATGGCGCAGGTGTTGGTGGGAGAACCCGCTTATCAGACGACCGATGGGTGTGTGATCAAGGTTTTGTAGGTCTCCCCTCGCTCGCGGTGTAGTCGGCGATTCGGTCGGCGTGCTGACCGCCGACGAAACGGTGTGCGCTTGCAAGCGCACATTCCCTCCCGATAGGGACAAAGGGGCGAGGGGAGTACGGCAGGTGCGTGGATTGGCAAAAATGGCATGAAGGTTTGGCAGTAGTTATAAAGCAGCACATCGTGCCTCGCCGCGAAGGCGAAGGCTTTTCCCCATGGCTGATGTTGAGCCCCAAGATGGAGTAATCATGGACAATCCGAACGCGGAATCCAGTAGTTTTGACACGAACCAGGCAGCCGATGCGTTTTCTTCTCTCTTGGCTGGTGAGCCAATAGACAAGAAAACAGACGAGTCGCCGGAAGCCGCAGCCGAGAGGCTGGCGGCCGAGGAACTCGATGGCAGCATGCAAGACGGCAGCAAGCAGGAAACACCGCCCGCAGATAATGCCGAGGCCGACCAGGCAGGAGCCGAGAAGATCCCCGTCGAAGTTGACGGCAAGGTTATCGCGCTAACCAAGGCCGAAATCGCCGAGCATTACAAGAACGGGCTGCGTCAGGCGGATTACACCCGCAAGACGATGGAAGTGGCCGACCAGCGCAGGCAGGCCGAAGCTGCAACCAGCCAGGCCGCACAGGAGCGCCACGCGTATGCCGAAAAGCTCAACGTGCTGGCGATTCAATTGCATGGCGCGCTGGAAGAGCAAGCACAGATCGACTGGCAACGATTGCTGGATACGGATCCGATCGAATACATGAAGCAGGAACGCATCTTTAACCAGAGACAGGCGGCACTGCAACAGGCGAATGCGGAACTCACCCAATACCAGCATATTCAACAGGCCGAACACCAGCGTTACCTGGGCGAATTCCTGACCAGGCAGCAGCAAGAACTCGTTGCCAAGCTGCCCGACTGGAGAGACCCGGCGAAACGCACGACGGAGGCCGGCAAAGTCAAGGAGTTCCTCGGCAAGCAGGGTTTCACGGCGCAGGAAATTGGCAGTCTCGTCGATCACCGGCAAGTGTTGCTGGCGCGCGATGCCATGCTCTACCGCGACCTGATGGCCCGCGCCGCGAATGCGACCAGGAAAGTGGCGAACCTGCCGACCAAGGTGGAAAGACCTGGCACCGGCAACGCCATGAAATCGGACCGCAGCGGCGACGCGATGAAACGCTTGTCGCGTTCCGGCAGCGTGGAAGACGCTGCCTCAGTCTTTGCCGGCCTCATATAAAGGGCGCCTCCAAAATCTACTGCGCGGGCCAATCTCGCGCCTGCTGAGGCTGGGAGTACCTGCTGGCAGGCAGGTACCGCTACGCAGGCGGACGACATGTCGTCCGAATTCCCTGCTACGCCGTACCTCGGTACGGTTGCGCTTCTCGGCGCGACCTTGCGCCGGGCCGCGCTGGGCCGCTTGCTACGATTTTGGAGGCGCCCGAGACGCAGTCGAAACACTCGAAACCTATTCAACGCGCCCAAAACCTATTTGACGCGCCCGGAGCCTATTTTGCCGCGCCATTCTAACGCGGCTTTCAAATTACAGGAGTAGCAAATGACCGCACCAACCAATACTTATCTTTCGACGGCTGCCATCGGCAACCGCGAGGATTTGACCGATGTGATTTACCGTATCACGCCGACTGCTACGCCGTTCATGTCGCTGTGCGCCAAGAGCAAGGCGAGCAATACGCTGCATGAGTGGCAAACCCAGGACCTGGCGTCGGCTGCGACCAATCAGGCTAATGAAGGCGACAATGCCACGGCTGCTGTGGTGACGCCGACCGTGCGCCTGAACAACCGCACGCAGATTTCGACCAAGACCGTGATCGTTTCAGGCACGCAACAGGCGATGAACCCGGCCGGACGCAAGAACGAGCTGGCCTATCAGCTTTCGCTGAAGTCGCTCGAACTCAAGCGTGACATGGAGTTTGCTCTGACACAGCAAAACGTGCTGGCAACCTCGCCGCGTGCGACGCGCGGCCTGGTGGGCTGGGTCGGCGACAACGTCGATGCCGGCGCCGGCTATGTGGCGCCGAACTATACGTCCAACGTGGCGCAGACCGACGGCGCGCAGGCGGCTTTCACGGAAGCGCGCATGAAGAATGTGTTGCAGCAGATTTTCACGGCCGGCGGCGAGCCGGACACAATTCTGTTGCCGCCCAAGGCGAAGCAGACCTTTTCGACCTTCACCGGCAATGCCACGCGCCTGGACAAGTCGGAAGACGCGAAGCTGTATGCGTCGGTGGATGTGTATGTGTCGGACTTCGGCACATTGAAGGCGGTGCCGAGCCGCTTCCAGCGCACGCGCGATGTGTTCATTTTGCAGTCGGACAAATGGGCAGTGGCCTATCTGCGACCGTTCACCACGATCGAACTGGCGACGACGGGCGATGCGCAGCAACGCGAGATCGTCGTCGAGTATGCGCTTGAAGCGCGTGCGCCGAAGGCGTCCGGCGCTGTGGTCGACATTCTGTAATCAAACCTGACCTGCAGGGGCTTCGGCCCCTGATTCATATGGAGACCAATAATGGGTGTCAATCTCAAAGCGCTGCCTGACGGCAGCATGGGCATGGAAGGCAAGGACCTCGACAACGGGGCGATTGTGTTCGTCAACATTGCCTACACCAGTGCCGGCCCGTTGACAATGTCGGGTGCGGTGTTCAGCCGTTCGATGTCGGTGCAATCGGTGACGGTGAACCCGGATGTGGCGTCGACCAATGCGGTGACGGCAACGGCTTATCAGGCCGCTTCCGGCACGGCGCTCGGTTCCGGCACGGCGTTGAATACGCCTGCGGCATTGAACGGCACGGCCGGTGCCAACGTCGCGGCTGCGCTGTCGGCCGCTTCCGGCGCATTGCTGGTTCCGGCCGGCTCGCGTGTGGGTGTCGTCATCAGTGGCGCCCTGGGCGCCGCAGGCAGCGGCGTGATCACCATCGGACTAACGCCTCGCTAATCGGCCTCAAGCCCCTGCTCCTTGGAGAATTTATGTCAAATGTATTCCAGTCCACGGCGATTACCGTGACGGCAACCGGCGTGAGCCAGGCCACATCCGGCACATCGGCAGGCGGCTTGCTGCCGACCACGCAGAACGGCAAGGAGCCGCGTTATATCCGTGTGGCGGCCACTGCTGCAGCCTGCTTTCGCATAGGTGTGGGCGCGCAGACGGCGCTGGCGACCGATTTGCAGATTCAACCCGGCGACGCGGTGCTGCTTGCCGTGCCGGAAGGCTATAACAATTTTGCGGTGGTTCAGGTGTCCGTCGCCGGCGTGGTGCAGATTTCGGCGCTGGAGAACATGTGATGGGTGCGCTGGATCTCGATGCGAAGTTCGTCGAACAGGACGGCAAGCTGTTCATCGGCGCGAGCCAGGATTGCGTGCCGATCGCCGAGTTCGCCAAGGCGCAGCAGAGCGCCGGTTATCACGGCAGTAGCGAAATGCGCCATGCGGCGAAGATCCCGAATGTGATCATCGAAGCCTACTGCAACGATAACAAGGTGTCATTTGCCGACGTGATGAACAACCCGGAACATATCCGCCGGATTTGCAACGACCCGAAGAACGCGGCGTTTCGCATCTGGCCGGGGCGGCTGTAAATGGCGCTCGCGACCTACGCCGATTTGCAGGCATCGATTGCAAACTGGCTGCACCGTAGCGATCTGGCTGCGGTGATTCCGGACTTCATCACGCTGGCGGAAAAGCGCATCAACGGCGACCTCGATGCCAGGTTGCAGGATACGGTTGCGACACTCGTCACGGTAGCCGGTGCGCTTTCCGTTGCGACGCCTGCCGACGTTGTGAATATTCGCTCATTGACGATCCAGGCCAGCCCGAACCAGGTGTTGAATTATTTGACGCCGGACCAGTTCAACGAGCAATACGCTTTCGGCGAAAGCGGCACGCCGCGCAGTTTTACCGTCATCGGTGGCGCCATCTACCTGGGGCCGACGCCCGATGCCGCGTATGCGCTGCAGACCATCTACAAGGCGCTGGTGCCGTCGCTGGCATCCGCCCTCGGCGGTGTGAACTGGCTGATGACGAATTACCCGCAGGTGTATTTGATGGCGGCGTTGTGCGAATCGGCGCCCTATGTGGTGGGCGACGACAGGCTGCCGCTGTGGGAGCAAAAGTATAAAGAGGCGATCGAATCGGTGAATTCGGTCGATTGGTATAGCGGCTCGACCATGCGTGTGCGCGGCGATATGCGGCTCTGAGTAACTGAATAGTTGAGGAATTGAGGAATCGTTATGGGCTTGGAAAGCGTGACCTATGCAAACGACCTGGTGCAGGCCAACCCGACGGGTGGCGACGTCAAGAGCCAGGGCGACGACCATCTGCGCAATATCAAGGCGGCGCTGAAGAACACGATCCCCGGCTTTCTCGGCGCGGTGGCGATTGCGGGGCCGGAATCGGGCGTGGCCAATGTGTATGTGGTGACGCCGGTGACGCCGCTGCAGAGTTACACGCAAAATTCCATCCTGGTGCTGCAGCCGGGAAACACGAACACGGGTGCGGCGACGGTCAATGTCTCCGCCCTGGGCGCGCTGCCGTTGCAGTCTTGCGTGGGCGCGCCGCTGGCGGCCAACGACTTGATCGCCGGTGACTATTACGTGTTCGTCTGCACCGGCACGGCATTCAATCTGGTGGGCGTCACGAAAAATTATGCCGACCAGCTTGCATTCAGCTCGGTCGTGCCCACGCAGCCGGGCGGCGCCACGCAGCGCTCGTTCAACACGGTTAACGGTGTGGCGACCTGGAGCATTCCGCGCGCGCCGATGACGCGCATTTTTGGCTATCGCAATTTCTGAGGACTGAACATGACTGCAAACGTTGATCCAATTTTCCCGCTTGCGCCCAAGGCGAAGTGGGCCACACTCACGGCCGGCAACGCG